CCCCAATCCCGGCCCCCACCCAGGCACCCGAGCCCACCACCCACGAGATCCGCACCTGGGCCCAGGACAACGGGTACGCCGTGTCCTCATCCGGGTCGATCTCGAAGCGGGTCAAGCAGGCGTACGCCGACGCGCACCCCGCCGCTGGAGCCGTCAGCCAGTAGGCAACCGGGGTCCGGGAACATTGTTACCGGCCAGTAGCGGTACAACGTTCAGGTGAGGCCAACGCTCCACCGAACAGCGAAAGAGCCTTATCTGACGTCATAAAAAGGGGGGCAAATGACCAGTAGAGAGCGCAACGCAGACAGAGACCGCGCCATCTGGCGCTCCTACCTCAACGGCCACACCCAGCAAGAGATCGCCGACCAGCACGGCCTCACCCAACCGGCCATCTCCCTGATCCTCTCCAAGATCAGAAAGTCGCTCCCAGAGCTAGACCGAGCAGACCTCGTCCGCCGCGAGGTCGACCTACTCGACAGGCTCCGCGCCGAATCTCTCGAACTCTGGGACATGCGGCCCATCCCCGCCTACTCCAACGGCAAGCCCATCCTCATGGAAGACGGCGTGACCGTCGCCGAGGACCACTCCGGGCGACTCGCAGCCCTCGACCGCGCTGTCCGCCTTCACGAGCGGCTCGCGAAACTCGTCGGCCTCGAAGCGCCCTCGAAGGTCGAGGCCACGGTCACCAACGTCGAGCGTGAGGCAGCCAAGGAGGCTGCCGCGGTCGCCCTGGCCTACCTCGCTGGGGACTCTGATGTTCCGTCCGCCGGGGGCCCAGAGGTTGACGTCGAGCCTTGACCGGGACGGTTGAGCGCTGGTCCCCGGAGTGGCATCGCCGTCTCTGGCGGATTGTCGCGACCCTTCCGGGCAGGACCCCGGAGGAGGCCCGGGCTATCCGGGTTGAGCTGTCGCGGAATGATCCGGTGGCGTTCGCGGTGCTGTACCTGGCGCGGCACCTGAAGTCCCCCGAGACCGGGGACCGGATCACGTTCGCGGAGTGTCACTACGAGTGGGCCCGGCTTGCTCTGGAGCAGTGGCGTGACCCGGTTGCCGAGCCGATGCAATGCCGGGACGGGTTCCTCGCGCCGAGGTCGACGGGGAAGTCGACGTGGTGGTATCTGATCCTGCCGTTGTGGGCTGCAGCGTTCGGTCATGTCAGGTTCGCTGCGGCGTTCGCGCAGTCGACCGGTCAGGCTGAGGGTCACCTGCAGACTCTGCGGGGAGAGTTGGATGGAAACCCGCTGCTGCGGCATGACTTCCCGTCGCTGTGTACTGCGGCCCGCCGGCAGCAATCTGGGGGGAAGATAGCTGACCGGCAGGGGATGATCCATACGGAGTCTGGGTTCACGTTCGCTGCCCGTGGCTTGGACTCGGCGGTGCTGGGCTTGAAAGTTGGTGAGGTCAGGCCCGATCTGATCATCATCGACGACGGGGAACCAGACGAAGCGAACTATTCGCCATACCTTGCGAAGAAGCGTCGCGGGACGATCATCGATGCGATCTTCGCCCTCAACGTTTATGCCCGGGTGGTCATGGTCGGGACCGTCACCATGGTTGGGTCGATCGCCCACCAGATGGTCCGCTGGGCAGCTGGCGACGTCGACCCCGAGGACGCCCCGGACGGAAACTGGTGGGTCAGCGAAGAGCGGATCAGAGTCCACCACCACCGGGCGATACTGCCGAATGAGGACGGTTCGGAGCGGTCGATCTGGCCGGAGAAGTGGCCGCTGTCGTGGCTGCAGTCGCGGCGGCACACGCGGGAGTACCAGAAGAACTACGACAACGACCCGGCCGCGGTCGACGGCGGCTACTGGCAGTCGGGGGACATCCGGTACGCGAGCCTCGGCGGTTTGGCTACCCGGTGGATCCTGCAGTTGGACCCGGCCGTGACGACGAAGGGGTCGAGTGACTGGACTGGTGTCGCAGTCGTCGCTTGCCGTCCGCCAGCGAAACCCCTGCTCGGCCCGGATGGGCGGCCGGTCGCTGTCCAGCCGCGCCCCGATGGCCTCCCTGAGTGGATGGACCCGCTGGAGTCGCAGTGCGAGATCGTCTACTCCAGTCAGGTGAAGCTCGCTGGTGAACGGCTCCGGGCTGAGGTGCTGCGGGTCCTCGCGATGTACCAGCGGATCAAGGCCGTCCGGGTGGAGGTCAACCAGGGTGGGGAGACGTGGCAGACGGTCCTGCATGACCTGCCAGTGAAGCTCATCACCCACACGGCGTCGTTGAGCAAGGAGGCCCGGTTCGCGTCAGCGTTGACCCGCTGGCATGAGGGACGGGTCATTCACCGGGACAGGTTCCCTGTCTTGGAGGATCAGTTGACGGGGTTCCCGCGGACCCACCATGACGACGTCGCCGACGCCGCGGTCGCTGGCGTGCAGTTTTTCCTCCCGACCGAGGTCCGCCGGCAGGTCCGGTCCAGGTCTTCCGCGTACACCTGACCGCCACGATTAGTGGTGGTTACCGCTATCGTGGCGAGTGGTACTGGTGATCGTCGCGGGGCTGGAGGTGCGGGTGGCCGGGTCAGACGACCTGATGGAGGGTCTGCACGAGCTCGGCGAGGCCCGCGAGGGCTACGACGAGGCGTGGGACTACTACAAGGGTGTCGTCCCCGAGACGTTCGCCTCCGCTGGTCTGGCACGCCGCCTGGGCCGTACCGCTGGCCGCTACAGGGTCAACGTCGGGAAGCTCCCGATCACGGCCCTCGCCGACCGGTTGAAGGTCTCTGCCCTCACCGCTCTCGCCGAAGACGGGTCCCGGGACGACGAAGCCAACGGGAAACTGCAGACCGCGCTGACGGCAGCTCGGATGGGCTTGGAGTGGCCGCGCCTGATCCGCCGCGTCCTCGTGTACGGCGACAGCTACCAGTTCGTGTGGCAGGGCGACACCGAGGGAACGTGCACGATCGCCTACAACAGTCCGCTGACGACCAGAGTCCTGTACGACCCCGAAGACGAGACAGTCGCGCGCCTAGCGATCAAGCGGTGGCGGGACAAGGGAACCGTCCGCGCCTCCCTGATCTGGCCGGACCGGATCGAGAAGGGATGGGTCCTCACTGAGGGCAAGTCCGAGGACGACCCCAAGTCTTGGGAACGGGAACGCGACGCACAGGACATCCCCAACCCGTACAGCCGGATCCCGATCATCCACTACCGGAACGACCTCCCCTACGGGACACCAGACCACGAGGACGCCTACGGCCCCCAGGACGGCGTCGGGAAGATGTCCGCGGTCCTCGGGTACGCGGTCGAGGCGCATGGCCTGAAAGAGCGGTACGCCCTCGCCGAGCCAGGCGCCTCCCTGAACGGGGACGGGCCGTCCCCCGACTGGGATGACGATGCCGACGCAGGCCCCAATGAGCAGAACGAGTCGTCACAGCTCAGAGGCGGGCCCGGGTACATGGCGTGGCTCGAAGGGATCCGGGCGGTCGGCGAATGGTCAACGCCGGATGTGGCGACGTTCCTCGACCCCGCGAAGTTCTACTTGCAGGCCTCCGCGATGACGACTGGCACCCCGATGCGGTACGTCACGGGCGACGGAAACGCCCCATCGGGTGAGTCCCTCCGGGTCGCTGACGCTCCGCTCGCGGCGAAGGCGGCGAACCGTCAGGACTACATCGGCGACGCTGCCGCGCAGATGGGTTCCTTGGTCCTCGAAGTCCTCGGGATGCCTGGTCGGCGGGTCGATGTCCGGTGGGCCCCTGCTGGGATCGTGGATGACAAGGCGACGTGGGATATCTGCCAGGCGAAGATCGCGGCTGGTGTCCCGCAGCGGGTCGCGCTGGTCGAGACCGGGTTGTACGACCAGGATGAGGTCGACGGCTGGTTGCGGGATGCGACCGCGGAGATGGACGTGGCCCGGCGCGTCGCGATCCTGTCCGACGTCGCTGGCGCCTTGGGGAACATCGGGCAGGCCGTGACTCTCGGGCTCCTCACCGACGCTGAAGCGACAGCTGTGATCGGTGCGACGATCGGGCAGTTGACCCCACAGCTTGAGGTCACGGCTTGACCGTCACCCCACCCGAGGTATCGGGTCAGGACCCGGGCGCGGCCCGCCGTGAGGCCGAGGTCCGGGCATTGGAGGCTGCCGCGGTCGCTGCGGTGACCGGTGCTCTGGCGGCGCAGATGGCCCGGTTCGTGGGCGAACTGGAGGCGGGGTTCGTACGGCTCGCCGTGTCTGATCCGGGCGCGTGGCTGCGGTTGCGGGTGAGCATCGCCCGCCGGGTCCGGGCAGTCCGCGTCGACCTTGAGGGATCGATCGGTCGGGTACTGGACCGGGCCGTGACCGTAGGGGTGGAGCAGGCGTCCCGGGATCTGCGCGCAGCCGGGGGCCGTGCCGTCCCGGTGACTGCCGTCCTGAGGCCCACTCCCCCGGTGCAGCGTCAGGCGCCGACCCAGCCCGTTCTTCGTCCGCCCGTGATGTTACCGACGCCGCGCCCGCCTGTGACACCCGTTCAACGCCAGCCCGTACCGCTGTCGACCCCGCGTGTCCCACGGCAGGCCCAGCCCGTGCAGGCGCCGACCGCGCCCGTTCCAGCTACCCCGCCGACCAGGGCCCTGACCCCGGTGCCGTCTCCCCCGGCGCGGTATGACCCCCGCGAAGACGAGCTGATCAAGAAGACCATCGCCGACGTCGACCAGGCCGTCCGGGTCAAGCTCGACAAGGCGGCCACGATCATCGAGACCGCACCGATCAACACCCCGACTCAGCTCGACGCCGCCACAGCCCGGGTCGATGCCGTGACCGCGGAAGCAGCAGCGGCCACGGGTACAGCGGTCACCCGGGCCGTCGCTGGTGGAGTCGCTGCCGCCGCCGAGGTCCGCGGAGTGGCCCTGACCTGGGTCACCGAGGCTGGCGCCTGCCTCAACTGCATGGGCATGGACGGATCCGTTGCGTTCCCCGGGAACCTGTTCTGGCCGACCGCCCACTACTCGCCGCGCCCGATGCTGTGGCTCGACGACGGGATCGAAGCCCCACCAGCCCACAAGCACTGCCGGTGCTCGCTGCGGGTCGCCACCGAAGGACTCTCTGAGGCGCTCCAACGTGAGGCCGCCCGATCAGTCGCATACGGGGCCAGTGACTACGACTCGCTCGCTGACCGCCTCAAGGCGCTGG